CTCCCTAGAAAAACAGGACTTTATCGAATCACCAATCTCCATCACGAATTTCTCCTATTTTTTGGCGGAGACCACGTACGCAGGAAAGTTAACCCCGCGGGCCCTCCTCGTGGTGGATGAGTGCCACAACACCGAAACAGAACTGGGTAAGTTCATCGAGGTTTCTTTCTCTGAGAAGTTCGCGCGCGATGTTCTGAAATGCAAGATTCCGAAGCTTGATACGCAGGAGGCCGTTCTCGATTGGGTGAAAACAACCTACCGAAAGGCCGTGAACAAGTACGTTAGGGAACTCGAGAAGAACCTCGTTAAACTCTCGGAGAACATCGAGGGCCACAACGAGTTCTCCAAACAGTACGAGATGCTCGAGAAACACTCCGGAAAGATCGATCAGTTCATCGAAGTTTATAGCCCTACCAACTGGGTGATGAACGTGGCCTACCCACAGGAGGGCAACAGGAGAGGTGCCCGTAAGTTCGAGTTCAAACCCATCGATCTAGGCCCCTACTCGCAGAAAGTTTTTCTCAAGAGCGGGGCTCGCCTCCTCATGATGAGCGCCACCGTGGTGGATCACGAGGTATTCTGCGCATCTATCGGGCTGAAACCGGAGGAGGTTGCGTACCTTCGAATCGGTTCACCCTTCCCCGTGGAGAATCGGCCCATCCACGTGATACCTGTAGGTTCCATGGGGAAGGACTCGATCGACAAGACGCTACCTGTCATGGCCGAGGCCGTCAGGATGATCCTGGAGAAACATCCCAACGAGAAGGGCATCATTCACACGACGAACTACAAGGTGGCGAAGTACATCGTGGAGAACATCCGAACGAATAGGTTGTTGACCCACGAGTCCTTGAATCGCGACGAAGTCCTCAAGAAGCACGTGTCCTGTGCGGAACCCACTGTTCTCATCTCTCCATCGATGATGGAGGGAGTTGATCTCGCCGACGATTCCTCACGTTTCCAGATCCTCTGTAAGGTACCCTTTCCCTATCTGGGTGATCTTGTCATAAAAAAGAGGATGGAGAAGAACAAAATGTGGTACCCGTACACCACAGCGAAATCTGTGATTCAGGCGTTCGGTAGGTCCATTCGAAACGAGAAAGACCACGCCGTTTCCTACATTCTTGACTCTGACTGGGACAGGTTTTACTCGCGAAACATTCACATGTTTCAAGAAGAATTCAGGTTGTCATTCGTCAAATAGGTTTACTTTCATTTGTTCGACCATATATTCCCATTCAGGAGGTCACATTAACAAATGAGTGATAACCCAATCGTAGCAAAGTGGAATGAGTTGAAGGCCCTAGTTGAAGCACTCGAGGCAGACGTCGCAAAGAATGCAAAAGGTGTTGCCGCTGCAGGTGTGAGGGCTCGAAAGGGTCTTCGACAGCTTCAGGGTACCGCAAAGGAGCTTGTCAAGCTTACTCTTGAGACTGATAAGTCTGGAAAAGAAAAGGAATGAATTTTCATGGGAGGATAAAACCTCCCATGTTTTTTTAGGGACACAAATATGAGACAAAGAGAAAGAGTACTTCGTGTTGCAGCTGAAACAGCAGAAAAGATGGGACTTGATCCTCAAAATAAAGAAGCAATCGATTCAATTTTATTTAAAAAGGATCTACCGATAGAGAAATCATTTTCTTCAAACGATAACAAAGAAGAAAACAAAGAAGACAAAAATCAGGAAATGTCTCCTGAGGAGGAGAAATTGTCCCCTCCAAAGAAGAAAAATCCTTTTCCTCCTAAGAAAAAGAAGGCTATAGAAAATGCCGAAACAACAGTAGCAAATACTACTGTTGAATAAAACTTCTTATCTTCTGATAGATGTTCTTTTCTATCTGACAAATACGCATTCTCGTCAGGCCGTAGATCTTCCCTATTTCATTTAGGGTTAAAGGTCCGGCCTGAGTTGTTATCATCATACAATTTTTCCCTTGCTGAAAATCAATCCATTTATTGCATCCTTTTCTCTCACAAGGAACATTGTGTTTATCTACTGCTTCATAGCATTTGGTGCTTAACACAGGCAAATTTATTTTTTTATCTTGACAGTTTTTCATGAACTTGTGTATGATATTTTAGCAAGGAATAACTTTTGTATAAGTTGTTCTTAAACTACATGAAGAAAACATACATCCTCGACACTAACGTCCTCCTTAGCGACCCCAACTGCTTTAATAACTTTCAAGACAATGATGTGATTGTTCCAATCCTCGTCCTTGAAGAGCTTGATAAACACAAAGGTAGATCAGATGAGGTAGGTAGAGCAGCCCGAGAGGTCAACAGGATTCTTGACAAGATTAGCGAATCTGGTTCCCTTAAGGACGGGGTAACTCTACCGTGCGGAGGAATGCTAAGGGTTATGTCTTCGCCGACAGGATATAGCTCTTTGTTGCCGCCTGAACTAGTCCTGGGATCTTCCGTAGACAACATGATCATAGGTTTCGTCCTTATGTTTAAGAAGGATGACCCTAATGCCATCCTCGTATCTAAGGACATCAATGTTAGAGTCAAGTGTTCCTCACTCGGGATTGATGCACAGGATTATCTATCCAATCGTGCGACAGACAGCGCTGAACATCTGTACACCGGTGTGAAGGTAATTGTGGTTTCCTATGATGTGGTGGAAAAGTTCTATTCAAAAGAATCCATATACCTCAGTGATATAACAGATGAAAAAGCATACCCTCACCAGATCTTCGTGATCAAGTGTGTCGACCCTGAAGGAAACACCATTAAGTCGGCAATTGGTCGGGTCAAAGAAGACAAACTAGTACACTTTAGAAAAATCGATCAAGTCTTTGGTGTGAAACCACGGAATAAAGAGCAGACATTTTCTGTTGAGCTTCTGATGGACCCGAGCATCAAACTGTTGACCCTTACGGGAAAGGCAGGTTGTGGAAAGACGCTTCTTGCCATCGCAGCAGGTTTGGAGCAACTTGAAGCAATGGGTAACGATGGCCCATATCAGAAACTCATTGTTTCTCGACCCGTCCAACCTGTTGGACGTGACATAGGATTCCTTCCCGGAACCCTCGCTGAGAAGATGGAGCCATGGATTGCTCCAATTAGAGACAATCTTGAATACCTTCTCAGCAGCAAGTCCGGCAAGAAAGGTCCTACTCGAGGAAAGAAGAAGATGGATGAACTAGCCGGTGGTAGCGGTACTTCTGGCCTCAGTAAGGACCCATTTCTCGAGTTAATGCAATCTAAGGGCCTCATTGAAGTGGAGGCGATTACATTCATCAGAGGCCGTTCCATCCCCAATGCCTTCATCATCATTGACGAGGCACAGAACCTCTCGATGCACGAGCTCAAGACGATTGTGACAAGAGCCGGAGAGGGAACAAAGATTATACTTACCGGTGATGTTGAGCAGATCGACAATAATCACGTAGATACATTCACAAACGGGCTCACACATGCTGTAGAGAAGTTTAAAGAATATGATATTTCTGGGCACGTGACTCTCTTGAAGGGAGAAAGAAGTGAGTTGGCAACCTTGGCCTCTAAGATCCTATAAACAATCTTGTCTAAATCTTTGTTCTTCTCCATAATTGCATAGGTAGAAGATGAGCGGGATATTAGATAGCAAATCCAGAATTATAGATGCAATTCTTACCATTGACGGTCGACGTCAGATGGCCGAAGGAACTTTTGACATATCTTATGTCACATTTTCAGACTTGGGAGTTTCATATGATCCTGATGTTAGTTCAGGACATGTTGATCCGACAAATAGAATTTATCTTGAGGCATGCAACTTACCTCAAGACCAAATAACATTTGAGGCCAATGACCAAGGAAAGATTGTTCCTTTTAGATCTCAAGACATCAAAGTTTTATCTCCTGCAGACAGCATTAATGACGGTTTCTCAGAAGGATATCTTGTTGATGGTAAAATTGTTGTCAATGAATATCATTACGGCAGGAGAATTAAGGTCAATGCAGTCGTCGGAGATAAGTCAGACCATTTAAAAGGATTTATATATTCAGATTCTTTAGGTGTTACAGCAAGCATATTGCTTGATCCTTATAAGTCTTCTGCAACAATATCTGTTTCAGGGCCTCCTTACATCGGATTAATTGGAACCTCAGGTGGAATGAGCGCTAACCAATTCTCACAGGCTATTTCAGGTGCAATTGATCAGATAAAATTGTCCGGAGGACCAAATGTCAACTGTGCATCTAAAAGTTCAACAGTGTTTCTTGATCTTGGACAAGATGCAACTGACACAAAGATATTCAGAACGGGATCAGTTCCATCACTAAATGTTATTGAATCTTCTGCAACAGGAGGTCAAATTGTTTCAATGCAATTAGAAAATGCCTCTTTTGCATCTCAAATCAAAGGAATCTTGACCTCTTCTTTTGATAATTTTGACAATCTATACACTCTTTCATCTGTTAACAGAGTTTTTGAGGACGATTTATTTAGTTTATCAACCAATGAGATGACTTTTGACCTGTCTAAGATCAGCTCAAAGACGTTAAATGTTTTTAGAGAATCTCCTCCCACACTTAATTCAATAGATTCTATTTTTAGTGATGACAAGATGAGTCATCTTGAAAATTTTATGTATTTACCGCCAATTGTAAAGACTTCAGACAGCATTGTCACTGATAAAACCAACGTAGATAACTTAAAACCCTACCTCTTAGGTGACTATCCTTCTTGGGGAGACAATGAAAAGAATCTTACGTTCTTAAAATTGACAAACCAACTAAAAGAGTACGAAGACCCAATGCTGTCTGTGTACTTCAATAAATCTTCCAGAAACAACAACATCATCGGTCAATTTTTTGAAGTAACTCCTACGTCAGTCAATAAATTGGATATTGTTGAATTTGGAGAAATGATGAATGATGCTCAAGAACCCGCTGCGGTAACTGATAAAGTATTTTTTGTTGGAAAAACATTCATTGATAACAGAGGAACAACTTGTTTTGTCAACATGTTTACCTTGGTATTCACCAAAGACTCTAGGCAGGAAAGGCAGATAGTCTGATGGGATATATTCAGAAGTCTCAAATATCAGAAAAACCTCTTCTCCAAATAAATCCTGAAACATATGCAAAGCTGGTTGATCAAAATGATCAATTTTTTGTCTTTGAATTTACAGTTAATGTCAAATTAGAGAACGAAGAAAATAAGCTTGAAAATTATGAAAAAATACTCTTTACTTTAAATAGGAGTAGCAATGATCTTTCTGACTCTAGTTATTCTAACTATCAAGACTCTGAAAACCTAAATATTGTCAATTTTTCTTTGTCTGAAGCAAATAAGAGCGTCAAAAAAAGGCCCCGCTATTCTTTAAAAATAGAAAACAGAATCTATTCTAATGCAAGGCTAATAGAAAAATCTCAAACATCAAACTTGTTTATAGAGAGAGTTGAAGTTCCTGTATCTCAATATGTTCAAAATAAAAATCAGACAGTAAGCTATGTCGAATTGTTTGCACCAAAATACAGAGAAAACTTAAATTCCTTAAAACAAAGAAGAGACCAAATTCTTCGTTCACCTGGAGGTCCTGGTGTTGTATCCGACAATTACGAAAAGTATTACTTTAATACAAACAACATATTGAAAAGAGTCAACAAAGAGTTGACAGACATTACTGAAAGTCTGACAGATGAGAGCGTATTAAAGTTAAACTCCAAATCTTTGCTTGATAATCCCCGGTATAAGATTTCCTATTTGAGTTCTGGGAAATCACAAATTTATTACGAATTTGTCAAATATCTTTTAACCGAAGTACCTGAGAGTCCTCAGGCTAACAAAATGACATGGTATGAAACAAGAGATGTCACCAAGAAAGTCACCGATGTTGATGTTAAAGTTTTGATGAGAATAAGAAAACAAAACAAAAACAGCAATTTAGTTTTAAAGATTGAGCTTCTTGAAAAAGGGTGTCATTCAACTGTAGAAACTCTGTATTCCGACTTATATCTTGCAAATTATATAGAATCTTACGAAAATGTTGTCAAACCACCGGAGATAAATCTTCAACAGATAAACATGACACCTGACCTTGAAACTCACGGTAATTTTCTTAACGTAGTTTCAATTGTAGACAAAGATAATTCTGACAAGATTTCGTCTTATTCAATGTATCTTAAGAATGTTCACGAAAATGGAGCAGTTGATCCTTATGTAAAAATAGGAACTGTAAAGAAATCAGAAAAAACTGAGTTTCAGTTTAAATCTGAGTCTAAATTATCAATCCTAAGAGTTGTCCCTTTCTTAAAAAACAACAGAGAAAGTCATGTGTTTTCTTCAATTGCAATAGGTCCTGGACATAAATTTATTAACAATTTATTCATAATTCCACAGAATTTTGGCAAAAATGAGATAAGAATTGACGTCTTTAACATTCCTGAATCTACAATTCTTCTTTCTCTTTACAAAAGAGATTGCACTGATAATCCAAACAGCTCATTTAAATTCTTAAGAGAAGTTCGACCAACACTAGGTTCGGGGACAGTTTCTTTTTCTGACAACAAGACTTCTTTAAACAAAGTTTATGAATATTACGTTGTGGCACTGTCTATAGATGAAAATAACGGAATTGAATTACCAGCATATTCAAACTATGCTATGATAAAAAATTTAACTGTAAGTGATGTTCAAAAATCTCTTTCTGTAAGAGTTGAAAACAAAAAGAGTTCAGCAGACCAAGAAGGGATAAAAAATTCATTCTTAATAAAGACTGTTGTAACCCCTGAAGAGAATCAGAGAATCACTGAATACCTTAAAAATCAAATAGGAGAACTTTATCAGCAGTTCTTAAATCCTTCATCAAATTCATCATCTCCCCTAGGAGATGATAAAGGAATTCCGAACTATGCCGACTTATTTTTTCACCAAGTTGTTAGAAATAATTTGACAACAGGAGAAAGAGAAGCTTTTGATCTCATTTCTGATGGAGTTTTTGAAGACAAAATTGATACTCAGAAAATTTTTGCAGTGAAACCTCTGAACAAGAGGCACAATTATCTTTATCAAGTTTTCACATACAAAAAAAATCCTATAGACTTATTTAAAAATTTTGTTGCCAAAGGAGTTGACAAAAACGCTAGAGAGTGGTTTTATCTTCCATACAAGTGGAAAAATCCTCAAATTAAACTAGGAAAGATTTTTGCTGATGGTCCTGATGGAATACCTGTGATCAGTCCTTATGAAAACTTTACATCTGAATCTTTTGGAGTGACATCGGTACAACATGTTAAAAATTCAGAAATATATGACAGTGATGACAAAAAAGTTTTCACAAATAGAGTTGACAGAAATACAATAAAAATAAATTGGACATCTGGCAATGAAGACGAGACGACTCAGTACGACTCTTTTGCCGTTCTTAAGGTTGTCAACGGAGTCAGATACATTCTTGGAAGAACAAGAACAAATTATATCTATCACAGATTGTCCGCAGAAGACATAGGATCCATCTATTACATAGTGGTCCCTATTATGTCTGAGTTCAACTTGTCATTGCCTCGTTATTCTGATCAGATAACCGTATTTCCTTCTGGGTTGTCAGAAAAGACTTCTGTGATAAATCATGATTTTAATTCTTTAAATAGATTGACTTGAAAGAAAAAAATGGGATCTTCAAAACTGATAAAAGGAAAGCTGTCTTCATCAACAAAGGTTCACGCGACACCTCTGACTCCTGAAACAAAGAGCCCCTCATCTCTTTTAAATATTTCTCTCATTTCTGATAAAAAAATATATGATTTAGAACTTACATCAGACTCTTATAATTCAGAATTACCAACATCAGCAAATGAGTCTGAGAAGAAATTTCAGATCAATACAGGTTTGTTAGATACCGAACCTGCAATCTTGCTGACATCTGAATTTAAACCTCTGTACGGACAAGGCAAAAAAAGCGCTCAAGGTCAATCAATACAAATAAAAGAAGATGCAAAAATAATAACTGCAAAGACGGCCTTAGAGTTAATTTCTCAAAGTGAAGAAATAAAAAATATTGCAAGCAAAAATAAGCAAGAGATAATCAATTATGCTGATTCAGAAAATAAATTTCTCGTTCAGTTGATGTTGAATCTAAATAAAACAATTTCTTCACTTGACATCAGCACTTACGCAATACCTTCATTTAATCCTACAAAAAACATAGGATCTTTGTATGAGATACTGAAGAAGAACGGATATTCTTCTGACAGCATTGTTAAATTTTGTCAAACAAAACTTTGGCAACAAAGTCTTATTGAAGTAAAGAAATCACTTTTGTCACATAGCCCAGAATTGACGTCTCAAAATTCAATTAGAAGAAATTCTTTAGAAGATCATGATCCGTTCATCCTCTCCGACGTTGAGACAAATTCTGGAGATCAGAAAAGAATATGGATGAACTCTTATTCTTCTGATGATTTCTCTGTTCCTGACCAAAAAACTCTCATCATTTCGGACAAAATTGAAGACAATGTGACGAGAATAAAACGTTTCTCCGAAAGACAGTATGTAAATTTGTCTTTATCTAATGTTTCATCTCCCTTTTCATTGGCCTCCTATGTGGAGTCATCAAGAGACATATCAATAATATCAAATATATTTTTTAAGGAATATCAGTATTCTAAATCTTTAAATGACCTTTCTTTAAAAAGTGTATTGCAAGATAAATTCGGCTACTCAATTTCCACTGAGACAAACAATTATAAGATCTGGGATCATCTTGTTGGAAGATTCTCGGCACAATCAATACAGTCCATTGCTAATGCAACAGGGAATGGAAATTCTCTTGCAAGTTATTCTCGAAAAAACATCGTTTCAGGGCAAGACAGCTATAACGTCTTGACATTTGAAAAAAGCATAATACCAGATTCAAATTCTACTCCTGGTTCTTACTATTACGTTGACAGCAGCTTAAACACTGTTGATGGAGAAAATTTTGACACAACTCGTCTTGATTCTCTTGTTTCCATGACTCAATCTGCCCACTCGACGGTAGAAACTATTTTTCAAATTCTTGGGTATGATTTTCAACAAACTTCAGACGCTTCAGGAAGAAACAAAGAGTCTTATAGTCGCACGGCAGGAAATCTTACTTTTGAATCTATAATGAGAAGAACAGGTCTTATTACTGAATTTTATAAAAAGATTTTAAAAATAAACGGTCCTGAAAATCCTGAATTTTTCGGATACATTACTGGTATTCATTATGACAAAATAAAAAATGGTCAGTTTGTAAATCCTACTGATTCAAATTCAATTAGGCTTGCAGCTCTTATTTGTAAAGCTGCTGTCTATCCTTCTCCTGAATATTCTTCAATAGCTTCTACTCTTAAGTCTTATCTTTTCTTGTGGATTATTAACGTCTTAGATGCTCAACTGACAGTCCCTGACAAGACTTACTGGCAGGGGGATATGCAAATGGTTTCTTATAGCAATGCAAATGAGCTTACAATAAGTGAAATAAAGCTCAGAATAGCAAGCCTAATTGCAAGTGTAAAGACTAAAGAACAATACGATTCAGTCTTTGTTGCAGCTTCCAATGAATCAAGGACTTACATATTTACAGTAAGTGAAAAACCAGGAATTATAAATCAAGCAGATCAAACGGCAGATCAAGGGATTTATCTGAACACAATACAGGACAAAATTTTTAACATAAATGGAATGTCAGGTTTATGGGGAATAATTGTACAAATTTTAAAAGAAATTCATCAAGATTCTTCCATATACAGAGGAGAAAAAACTCTGTATTCGGGTTTCGAAAAAACTGCTTATCTTTTCTGCTGTTTTGACATGATTTTAAGAATAATAGCAAGTCAAACACCTGAAAGTCTTGCTGGGACTTATTCTCAAAAGATCGAATACACATACACGGGACCAAATTATGAAGATCAGCTTTGGATTTCTCCGACAAACGATGTAAGTCCACAATCGTCAATTAAATCGTGGGAGAAGAGACCACCTCCGGTTCCTGCAGGTCCTCGAAAAATAAGCCTTTATGAAACAGGAATTCTTGTGGCTCCTTTGGACATGAATTCTCTTAATGAAGACTATTTTAATGGAAAATTCCTCTATAGAGAAATTGATGTAACTAAAAGTTCAAAAAAATTAGCTTCTTCTATTCAAAATTACAATGACGAACAAGATGTTGTTGCAAAACAGCTTTTTGTCTTTAGAAAATATCTTTTTGATCTTGGGACATCTTTGGCTTCTTTTAAGTCTTTTCTGACCAAAAACTTCAAAGATCAATTACAAAAATTGAAAAATTTGTATGCTCTCGATGGAGATCTTCTTGAGAACCAGAAATCATCTTTATTGAACCTCTCTTTCTCTGATGAACAGACTCGTTTGACACGATACATTTTGTCTGAAATCAAAGATAGAGCTTCTCTGACGACTGATTCAAATGCAAAAATCAAGTCACTACCACAATTGTCAACTCTCCCGTCAGGATCTATAGATTTCTTTCCAGTCAATGACATTGAATTGGTTTCTTATTCTATTCTTTCAAAATATTTTCAGTCAAATGAATTTCTTTCTCAGAAAGGATATAACAAAAAGATAATCTCTGTTGGAATTCCTCCTAAGCTGAATAGAAAACTAAGGACTACGTCTTTCAGTTCTGGTGATTTAACTTCTGATTTTAAAAGAGGAATTGTAAGGCTGAGAATTTTTAAGGTTGACAGACTACATCCTGCGGTCGTTTTTCTTCCAAAGATATTTCTTTTTGACATGAATAGATTCCCCACTAGGGTTCTAAACAATTGGAATTATGAAACATTTTTGACAGAAGATTTTAATCTTCTTAGCGTGCCAAACAAGATAGTTGTCGGAAATGGGCTTGTTCTTACATGTCGAGACTACAATTCATCTTTTCCAAAAGATTACTATGGAAACTTCTTGTCTGAATCACAAAAGCTCGAGATTTATGCAAATCATTCAATAAGCTTTTTGTGCGAAGAATATTTGAGATGGTTCACTGAATGTAGGTTTGACGAAACCAGATACAACAATTTCTCTAAATTAAAATCTACATTATCAAATATGGAAAACCAATTTCTAAATTATTCTAAAAATGTAAAAAGATCAACAACGTCCTCATCTTCTTCAGGGGCACTAAACTCTACCGTAGAGGCAATTTTCACAGATCCTACAAGTGGAACAAAATTTAAGGTTCCTGTCTATAAATCAAGGGATGAAAATTCACAAAGCAAAAAGAACTTTTCTATACCTTTTGATGAAACTCTTAAAAGCTATTTTTTAAATGAGACCTTCTTTTCTGATCCAACTCTATATAAGAAGAAAATTTCATATCCAAAAAAGTTTGACAGAGTTTTTTCTGTAATAATAGACCCTGATGATTTTTATGTAGACGAATCTGTTACACCAAAAGAAACTCTTGACAACCTAAAAGAGATTGGAGTTCTCGCTGGAGGGGACGATGGAACATCAAGGTCTTCTAAGCCCTATAAGAACAAAGATTCCGGACCAAACGATGTGTCTCTTGACGAATACTTCGTTACAGTGGAGCCCTCTGATTATGAAATGGAGTTTGACTGATGCCGGTCAATTTTAAAAATAGATCAACAATACCCTTAAATGTTCCACGAGGACACGAGAATGCGATCTATGCAAATTTTGAAGAGATAGGAATACCTTCGGAAGACATTGGTAAGTCTTATCAATTTTATAAAAGCACAATGTCAGACCCGTCTGAGATCATCAGAGAGATTAATGTTCCTGAAGTTTTAGACTTAGAATCTAATTTTGTCTACAACTATTATCTGCGAGACGAAAGAATATCTTTTCAGATTTCAAACCTTTCACTTGACAAAATCCCAAGATATGTTTCTTTAAAGTGGACAGTTCCTTCTTTTTCACAGCTTACACAAGACACTTCGAATTCAGAGTCCAACAATGAATCGATGTCTATATCTTCCAATTCAGAAAAAATAATTTCTGAAGACAATTTTTTTAACCCGGGTTACGTCAGCCACACTTTTTCTAACGTATCCGCCATAGAACAAGGTTCAACAGATTTAGAAAACTACAGCAGGATGTCTAGGCACGACGCAGAAAGCGTGTTTAAGATGTCTAAAAAACAAATACAGGAAATTGCAAATTTATATTCCTCAGACGACCCGTCTTTCAAATACATAAAAGGTCTTACTGATTCATACTCAAGACTTGCAGATATGCCAAAAACAAGTCTTGGGCTCAGCATCTTTGACAAAGAAGGAAATCCAAACGACGAAGACGATTTAATGTCGTCAATTTCTAATTCCATATCATTAAATGTCAAAATTAGCAATGCAATTGTTCCTGATGTTTTTAAAGATTCAAAAGTAAAAAAAGACAAAGATAATCTTGAAAAACTTAACATCTCTTATGGAGACTCTTTAAGGGTCATCAGGGCAGAGAATTTACAGATACAGTCGATAAAAAACGATTGTTCCAAGACTTCGCTTCTTAATCTAAGCCAACCTGTCAAGATGATAGGTTTCATTGTTGACCGATATCTGACGACTGCAGATGGAATTGTCAAAGATGAAACTTTTTACATAGAAAATTTTGAAAAGACTTCGCTTGAAGACAAAAGTGTTCTTTACGGAAGGTCTTATATCTACTCGGTAAGAACAGTTGCAAGCGTAAAGTTAATGTCTTACGATGTTCAAGGAAACATTGTTGACGTGTCAACTGTATATGTCGGATCAAGACCTGTTTCAGTTCCTGTCGAATGCTATGAGTACAAGCCACCTCCTGAGCCAAATAACATCAGGTTCACTTTTGACTACGTGAAAAGGAGCCTTGTCATTCACTGGGATACCCCTGTTAATCCTCAAAGAGACATAAAGCAATTCCAGATTTTTAGAAGAAAAACCATTAAAGAGCCATTTGAGTTAATTGCTCAGTATGGTTTCGATAAATCCAAGTTTGGACCAGGAACACAGAGATATAAAACCGGTGAAAGAGTCGATGCAAATAACTTTGAAAATATGAAAGAAGAAGACAAATATCTGGTCACTAGGCAGGACGATTCATCTTCAGCAGAGAGATCAATATACACGCATATTGATGAAGACTTTACTGTAGATCCAGAATTTTACATTTCTTCTGAATACATTTATGCCTTATCTTCTGTTGATGCCCACGGAATGATATCAAACTATTCTTCTCAACACCATGTTGTTTTTGATTCATATAAAAATAAGATTGTCACTAAAGTCGTGTGTGATGCAGGATCTCCAAGGCAGTATCCCAACATGAAGCTTAACACTGATGCTTTTAAGGACACAATAAGGGTATCTGGAGATTCTTCACGTCAAATGAAGGTATATTTCACTCCTGAGTATTTAAAAGTAAGAGAAGACAGAGATATGGTGTATAAAATAGTTGAGGCAAAAACTCAAAGATCTGATTCTTATTACGTTCTTCAAATGATAAATCTGGACAACCAAAAGACTCAGCAGTTGAAAATTAATATTTTAGACCCAAAGGGTCTTACTGAATAACAGTCTTTATTGCAGAACAAAAAAAGAGACCAAGCATAATTACGGCATCGATAGTTCCACCCTGAGGCGATATGGGATACCTTGATCACAGCACAAATAACATTATTCTCGACGCAGTTTTGACAGATTATGGACGTCAAAGATTGGCTACCGCCAACAGTGCATTTAACATTACACACTATTCCTTAGGAGATGATGAGATCGACTATAGACTCATCAGGAAATACGGAAGAGCTGTAGGAAAAGAAAAAATAGAAAAGAACACTCCTATATTTGAAGCGCTTACCAACCCCAATATAGCTCTTAAATATAAACTGATAGGAAGAGAAAACGATGGAGTCTCTGTTTCTACAGTATATCTTCCATATCTAAAACTTGCCACTTCATCTCCTGCAATAGAGAGAACTGGAAACAACAATACAAGCTCTTTTTCAGTCAAAGTGGATCTCTATTACAACAATACAACTGGTGATTTTGTTCCTGCTGAATTGCTGCAAACAATCTATAAAATTAAGATTTCTGACAGATTTTTTGTCGTAGAGAATCCTATTGGAGGCACTCTCACTCAAGCCGATGTTGCAAGAAGCATGGTAAATTCAGGAGATCCTAGTAGGATTGCTACATACACATTCACTTCGAGCCCTCCTTCGACATCAATTTCTTTTACCGTTAGGGCCAAAAATATCGACAATACGACTCTTTCTATCTATGGAAAGAGAATAACGAGCTCTAAGAGACAAATTACGGGTTACATTACTGTCATCGGCGAGCGCCACGGTTGCTCCATCGACATACCAATCACCTACACGGCAAATCTATAACTTAAATTGGAATTAGAGACATGGCGACAACCAAAGAGATTTTAGAATCTGACAAGAAGACAACAAGATCATTTCTCAATCAGCTGATTGATGTCTTGCAAGAAGACATTAGCTCTTCTGTCTCTAGGAGAAAGTATCAAGTATTTGTCACGGGAGGAATAGGCCCCGGTGTCACATCTTCATTATTTCAAACTGTATATGATCAAGACTTTACTTTGCAGACTGCAAACCCAGTCTTTGACGTGACATTTGGATTGGCAGCACCAGATGCCATTCTTTCCAACGGTTCAACAAACACTGCAGGAGTAGCTGCTGCTACTTCAACAGGACAAGACTCGTCCGGAAAATATCTCTATCCAAGCAGTTCTTTAATGATGAGAGAGAAGACAGATGTTTATGGGCAATTTGCTCAGACTCTTTTGGGAGACAGGACTGCAATGTTCAAGCTCCCAGATGATGCTTCATTCACATCATCTACATCCACGTCTGAGATAGATTCTGCACTCTTCTTGGCATTTAAGCGTCTTTTCTCTAGGGACCAGATAAAGAGAGAGACGTTTGCAATGAGGTTCTATCAATCTGCATCTTATGTTGATAAGACTTTTACGTACCCCGAAAAAGGCGATATTCCTCCTTCTGTCGTCACCGATGGTGTTCCAAATCTTTATAGAACTTCAACTTCGGGTTCTTCAATTTTCACAGACATAGGATCTTCTGAAAATAGATATTTCGATGTAGGTGGTCAGTATGGATATATTGTAAATGCTTCTTCGACAACGAATGCTGTCGGATTAATCTACTACGACTCTGGCGTTGTAGTTCTTGATGCTGAAAAGATCATATCAGGGTCTCAATTCGTCTCAGGAACAATCTCAGCAATGCATCCGCTGGGACAAATCACGTTAGGAGGGGTAGGCACTGCTACGTCCGAAAAAGCAAAAGTAATACCTGATCTAGTTACATCAGGAAGCATGGACGACATAATTGACCATTTTTGCTATGCCCGTTTTGGAGATGGAGTTCTTACTGCAGTTACTTTCCAAAATGTGACAAATATTAATTCATCGTTAATATTCTGTAGAGCCCTTCCCGATGATTTCAATTATTCTTCAAATCCTACCTATATTGAGGACTCGGGAGACAACATCGGTAGGCTCATGGTATATGATCCATCTCTTCCTGATGAGACACAAGAGCCGTTTTCATACATCACAACCATTGGATTGTATGACAATGCAGGTGGGCTTGTTGCCGTTGCCAAGCTTAGCAGGCCCGTTGAGAAGAACCCAGGTCGCGACCTCACATTCAGAGTTCGCCTGGATTTCTGATGGTTTGAAGATGGAACCTCATGTCAGTCATACGAGTCACAAAGGATGATGTTGAATCATTCACTTTAGTCACAACGCCCAGTAGATTTTATTCATCTGGGTCATCATCCGGTGTGACTGGATCCATCAAAGTGTACCCTCGTCTTTCCAGTTTGGAAAAAACAAAGGAGAGGGTACAAGTTTTTGATGAGACTTCACCTCCATCAGTCATAGATGCAGGATTTGATTCTACCCACAAAGTAATCAATGACCTGTCTAGGACGAATCGATCTTTAGGAAATTCAATTTCTTCTGAAGCAAGCTCTTACTTGGAGCTTGTTTCTTCCTCTTCGGTGAAGCAAAATGAAGTCTTAGAAGTAGGTCGCTTCACCCCCACTTCCAATTTTACAAAATACAGTGTCATGAAGAGAAATGTCAAAGACGTTCTCATGAGACACTATAAGGTTGAATATGGAACTGCAGATTGGTCATACACCAATTACAATAGTCTTAATTTTTTTACCGACTATGACGGGCTAACTCCTGTTTTTCCAACTGAGTCTGTGCTTGCATATCCTAATGCATCAGACGACAGTCTTCCTGAGCATGAAGGATACGTCTCTGGGTCTTACTGTCTGTCAGGTGCATTTTCTTTTGAGTTCTATATAAATCCTCGCTACAGGGACAATGGAAAAACAGGTGTATTCAATGCGGGAACAATATTTCATATGTCCTCAAGCTATGCAGTCTCTCTTGTTTCGGGGTCTTTGAAGAACCACAATGGAGAATTAGAAGGATTTAGGTTGCAGTTGCAGTTGAGCCACAGCGCCGACTATTCGCCTTCCACAGTCCCTCAAGGTGCATATCCTTACGACCTTGTTTTTCTCTCTGATGACAACTCTCTTAGGTACAATAAGTGGCATCATGTTGTTGTAAGGTGGGGAACAAACCTAGTGAACAATGGGACCGGTTCATTTGTCGTCGACGGCATGAACAGAGGGAATTTCCTTATACCGTCAGGAACAATAATGCCGAAGGCGTTCACGTCTTCAGGAAATCCTGATGCACTTTTTGTGGGAAATTTTTATGAGGGGACAAATTCTGGGAACTCACTCCAAAGCTTATTCTTTTCAGAGAAACCCTCCAAGAGGTTTGGAGTACTTCAGCTGTCGTCTGATTCTGTCAAAGATGACCCAGAGACCTATTTGTTTAGACATCCTCTAAATGCCGAAGTTCATGACTTATCCATCAGAAGATCATTTTATTCTGACTCACAGATTGCTACAAATGCTTCAAAAGGATTGGGGTCAGAATGTCTTTCAAAGAATATAGCATTTTTTGTACCTCCGTTCTTTGTGGAAGAGACTCCGATAAGAAGAGTTGTAGACGGCAAGGGCGGAGTTCCTCAGACACCCTTCTTTTCAATCGATGGATCTTCAGATGATCCTTTTAATGTTGCCATGTCTTTTGGGGTCAATGGTCATTACATCAATCTTGAGAACTTCACCAAAGACTTTTCCACCGGAAGATTTCCGAGACTGATATCATTGTCTGGATCAGTTCTTTCTCATAACGACTCTGAGCTTGATGCCAATCAGTTGCTATATCAGGATGGACAAATTGCAAAGAGAAATTTGTCTATCCTTCCGTGTGATGACGGAATGTTTGATCCAAACTACGAGATACTCTCCAGCGAGAGATACACTGGCAAATATTCGGACACAAGAAGAACAAAAGACTATAGTCTCATAAATCTAAATGAGCTTGTTTCGACTGCGTCTATATCGAACAACGGGGCTTCTCAAGAAATTTCGGACGATTTCATGGAAGACTTATATGGTCCTACGCCGGAATATCCGGGAATTATTCCCGGCCCTTCATACAAAAGTTATATTTCAGGATTATCTTCTTCAATTTCGTCTCTTGGGTCAGATGCTGACTTTTTAAGATCTGATCAGCTCGGAGCACCTCTTGCAATTTATCAGAGGACTCTCGATCCGTCATCAAATCAAGTGACAATATTTAACATCAGCAACATCTATTACGGAAGAAGGATACTTCCTGGTTCTTTTGTGATGTCGGACAGTTCTCTTTCTGGATCAAATGGAAGAGTGTCCATCACTTTAAAAGATGATTATCTGGGAAATATTTACAGGGCAGATTCTGAGACAGAACATTCAACTCAAAATTCTGTAGGTAACATTTTTTACGACGAAGGAATAGTCGTCGTCAAGAGTCCTCATCTTTTCTTCTTTGGGAAGAATGGTTACGAAATATCGTTTAGAGGTGTGCAGAACATCTACTCCCAAAAGTATGAGATACTCGCAGGACCAGGTCTTCTTAATTCTTCGTCAAATCCCACGTACTTAAGAAATTATGAAAACCTTAAGCCTTCTGGCGACCCCAAGGACAACGAGCCCTTCGTGTACATCTCTGGCATGAACTTCCACGACGAGAACATGAACGTGGTGGCGAAGGCCCGACTCGCGCAACCCATCATAAAGCGAGAAGGCGACAAGATTCTGTTCAAAGTGGCGTTTGATTATTAAAATATTGAACAATATCAATAACTTAGACACATGCCAACTCCCAAAAAGAAGCGAAAGAAGAAGAGAAGGGGCCACTACATCCGTGGTACCTACCACTCTCCCTTCGCCGGGCCCTGTAAGTACCGCAGTGGATGGGAGCTTAAAATCATGGTCCACCTCGACGCCCACCCGGAGGTCGAGACGTGGTCCTACGAGTCAGTGGTGATCGAGTACATCTCCAACGTGCGTTGCATGAAAGTTCGAAAGTACTACCCGGACTTCCTCGTGAGGTACAAGGATGGAACCTCAGAGTTGATCGAGGTTAAACCGAAGAGGAAACTCGAGCAACCCACCGTTCGCAAGAAGGCCCAGGCCGCACGCGCCTGGTGCGAGGAACGTGGGATGACGTATAGAATGGTCACAGAAACAGAACTAAAGGTAATGGGACTTCTATAAAACGATTTTACCTGATCATCCCTGTGGGAAACAATCCTACGTGACGAATCTCATCCTAGGCCTCGATGTTTCCACTTCTGTTACGGGGGTCTGTGTAGCGGATCCTGACATCTCACCTGGTGGAGGTGCTAATATCGCCCATCTCGATCGCATCGAGTTCAAGAAGTGCGTGACCCTGTGGGATAAGGCCGATCGAGTGAAACAAGACCTCCTAGTCCTCAAGGCGAAGTTTCCTTCGATCTCAGGATTTGTCCTCGAGGAGCCGCTCCTCGGATTCTCAAAGGGAATGAGTTCCGCTGCCACCATCACCACCCTTATGCGATTCAACGGCATCGTGTCGTACATCGGGCGAGAGGTGTTCGGTCTCGAACCCACCTACATCTCCGCGGCATCAGCGAGGAAACTGTGCGGAGTGAAGTTGCAGAAGACCTCGGTGGCCGGCATGCCCCACAAGGAGCAAGTCTTCAAGCACATGTGCGAACACGACCTGTCCCACGTTGTGTGGCCCCTCACGCCTAAGTCGGGAGCGATAGTGGGATGGAGCAGGGATGCCACCGATGCCTACGTGATCGCCCGTGCTGCGTGTCTAGCAAAGAAGTAATTTTTTCAAAAAAACCAGATACCAATATAATTACTGCCATGAAACTCACTGTCAACCAACTCCGCCGCATCATTAAAGAAGAAGTTCAGAAGGTACTTAGTGAATCTTCTTACACAATTACGTCCGGACCACACGCCGGAGAAACTCACGATAAGCGTTCAGGCGTTTCTGTCAACAGAAACGGCGATCTAGTGCAGATCACGGGTCATGGAACCGATGATATTCTAGCACATGATGGCGAGTTTTCTGTTACAAATTCTCCAAAGCCTGCGAGCCCCCGCGGTGCTTCAAAACCTGCAGTTTGGACAATTACAGCTGGACCTCACGCAGGAATACCTTACAGGAGGCGCGCCGCTTCTGTCAACAAAAACGGTGATCTAGTGATGATCACGGGCCACGGATCCTCAGAAGTTATAGCGCACGCCGGCGATTTCTACTGAAGAAATCTCTCCCCAAGAGATCAAAACGCCTCCACTTCGGAGGCGTTTCTCATTTGTGAACAGTTGAACGCGTGTGTGGTACGGTTGTACTGTGGCCATCTACAGTATCAGTGATAAACTCGCCTTTTTCGAGAGCGTTTTCGGAAAGGGGCACCTGTCGGGAAACGGGAAGAACTTCGATATTCGTTGCCCAATCTGCGCCCCTTCCGATGTGACGAAGAAGAAGCTCTCGATCAAGACGGATTGTGATGCCGCCCACTGTTGGGTGTGTGGTTACAAGACCCGCACCATGGCACCGTTAATTCGGAAATATGGTACACAAGGTCAATTGGCCCGTTATCGTGAGATATTCGGTGGGCCCGAGAACCCCAACGAGATGGTCACGGGGGAGAGGACCGAGGTACAGAGGCTTGAACTCCCCAGGGACTTCACCCTCCTCCCTCTCTCCAACCAGAACGATCCTGACGTGAAGGCGACCTGGCGTTACCTCTTCGGGCGCGGGCTCACGGAGAAGGACGCGTGGTACTTCAAGTTCGGGATCTCGAATGAACCTCGCTGGAAGAGGCGCGTCCTCATGCCCTCCTTCAACTTCAAGGGTGAACTAAACTACTTCACCGCCCGGGCGATAGACAAGGACCGGCGCCCCAAGTACGACAATCCAGAGGTGGACAAGAACCCCATCATCTTCAACGAGATCAACCTCAAGTGGGATCGCCAGATAGTCCTCGTGGAGGGTCCCTTCGACCTCGTGAAGTGCCCCGAGAACACCACCGCGATGTTGGGTTCAGACCTCGATGAACGCCACGAACTCTTCAATAGAATCCTCCTCCACGGAACTCCCGTGGCCCTGGCGATGGACGGAGACATGTGGGACAGGAAGACCCCGAAGATCGCGAAGAAACTTCAGGAGTACAACATCGATGTGGTGATCGTGGACGTTCGCCCCTGGGGAGATCCCGGTTCGATGTCCCGCGCGGAGTTTGAGATCGCACTGGGAGAGGCGAGGACCCTCTCGTGGGGTGACAATTTCCTCACTAAACTGAACAGAGTGGTGAACAATAGTGCGAGATGTTTTTGAACATTTTTCTAGTATTGTGAACAATTATAACTGTGCACAGACAAGATACCAACATGGAAATTACTAGATTAACAGATGTGCAGTTTATTTCAGGAGAAATATTTTGATTATCGCGCACACTGCGGATGTGCACATCCGCGCGCTCTCTCGCCACGATGAATACAGACAAGTCCTCAAGGCTTTCACTGAAGATTGCAGGTCACAGAAGGTAGACCACATCTTCATCGGTGGCGACATCTTCCACACCAAGGTTACGGGTATCTCTCCGGAGTACATTGACTTCCTCACGTGGTGGTTGAACGACATGTCAACAGTCGCACCTGTCCACATGGTCCTCGGCAATCACGATGGCAATCTCGTCAATCTTTCACGACAGGACGCAGTCACTCCCATCGTGGAGGCGATGAAGAATCCTCGCGTCTTTCTCTACAAGAAGAGCGGGATCTACAACTTCGCACCAGGTTACAACTGGTGCGTATTCTCTTGTTTTAATGAGGAAGGTTGGGAGAACGTAAGACCAGTCCCAGGTGAGATCAACATTGCCACATTTCATGGTCCTGTGAGAGGATGCGTTACCGAGACAGGGTGGGACATAAATGAAGAAGATATTACAGTTGACTTTTTTAAAGACTACAATTTCTGCATGCTCGGTGACATCCACAGGCAACAGTTTCTCGGATACAGAGACGGCAAACCCTGGATAGGATATCCAGGTACACCGATTCAACAGAATTATTCTGAAGAATTAGAACACGGATATTATCTTTGGGATTTAATAAATTCTTCTGAGTGGTCTGTCACCAACAGACTACTTCCGAACCCAAAGCCATTTGTCACAATTGACTGGGTCGGATCTTTGGATAAGACTCTTTATCTTGCAGAAAAGTGTCCTCAAGGAACCAGGTTCAGGATAAGGTCCAATGTTTCCATAACACAAAACGATGTTCACCTCTTAACTGAAACTCTTAGGGCTTCTTTAGGGGCAACTGAGGTCACTTACAAAATAGACGCTCAAATTGATACAAAAATTGTAAAAGAAAATACTGTTCTTCTAAAAAAAGAAGACATTAGAACTCCTGAGTCTATGACGAGCCTCTTGAAGAGCTACTATAAAGATCTTGGACTTTCAGAAGATGAGACAAATAACCTTTCTGATGTTTCACGCACCTATTTGAGTCAAGCAGCTACTTCTGAAGACATTTCTCGCTACTCCAAGTGGTCTCTCAGGAGACTTGAGTGGGACAATATGTTCTCTTATGGAGAAAATAATGTCATTAATTTTGAGAAGCTTAATGGAATAGTAGGAATATTTGGTCAAAATAGAACTGGAAAATCCTCAATTGTCGGTACTCTCATGTATGCGCTCTTCAACTCTACCGACCGAGGTCCTGTCAAGAACATAAACATTTGCAATATTCGAAAAGATTTTTGTTCTGCAAGAGTCGTACTTGATCACAACGGCACTTCTTATGTAGTTGAAAGACAAACAACAAAATCTGCAAACAAAAAAGGAGTTATAAACGCATCAACTTCACTAAACCTCTTCAGAATGAGAGAAGACGGTGAAGACATGGATGACCTTTGTGGAGAACAAAGAAATGACACTGAAAAGACGGTTCGGTCTCTTCTAGGTCACCCGGACGACTTCCTGATGACGTCTCTTTCGGCCCAAGGAGAGTCGAACATATTCATACATCAAGGATCTTCAAAAAGAAGATCAATCCTTTCCAGATTTTTAGACCTCGACATTTTTGACAGGATGCATGATTTGTCTTCCAAAGAGGTGACATCTATTAAATCTCAGTTGAAGAATTACCCCGAGAGAAATTGGGAACAAATTAGAGAACAACTGAAATCAGAAATGTCTGCTTTAGAAAACAAGATCAGAGAGCTCTCTGATCTGTCACTTGAGGGACAGACCTCCCTTGCGCTCTTACGCGAAGACCTTTCTAAACATGCTTCATCTCCAGTGACAAAAGAGGACGTTGATGTCCAACAAAGAAGGGTTGAATTCTTAAAGAGAAAGTCGAGTGACTGCAATTCTCAGATAGAGATTCTTGAAAATGATGTAAGCAAACTACAAGAAAAACAAGATGCATTGCAGGATCTTCTTGATTCAATTGATGTAGTTTTTCTTAGATCAAAACAAGAGACCCAGCGTAGGCTTCAGAGTGCAATAACAGAGTTAAAACATCTTCATGACAAAGAAGACACACTTCTTACTTCTCAAAGAAAGTCTCTGAATATTCTTGACGAAGTCCCTTGTGGGGATGAATACCCTTCGTGCAAATTCATCAAAGATGCACATAAAAACAAGTCTTTATTTGTTGAACAGGAAAAAAGGGTGAAGAAAGCTCTTTCGGTCCTCGAAGAAGCTCAAAAATCTTTTGAATTAGTAAATGATGCAACGGTTGTTAGCAAGATAGAAAAACACGAAAAGGCTCATCAATTGCTTGGTAAAATCTCTCTTGAGATATCAAAAAAAGAGACTGATATAGCAAAAATACTTTCTGCTTGCAAGAGCTGTTCAGAAGATTTAAAGGCAGCAGAAAAGAAGCTGTCTGATTTGCAAGATTCTTTGTTAAAAGAAGACAATGAAGAGTCTATTTTGATTAGAACAAAGATGTCGGAAGTCTCCGAAACAATCAAAGACTATGATACGCAAAAATTATTGTGTGCATCCAGGCTTGGAAAACTAAATTCAGACCTTGATAAACTTGAAGACGAAAAAAAGAGCAGAGACAATCTTTTGTCTAATGTGAGGACACACGAGCTCGTCTCTAATGCTTTTTCTAAGAAAGGAATTCCTCTTCTTGTGATAAAAAATCAGTTGCCTCTGATAAATTCGGAAGTCTCCAAGATTCTTCAAGGAATAGTGGATTTTACAGTCGAAGTTGAGTCAGACGAAGACACTGACTCGTTAGAGATTTACATCAACTATGGTGATTCACGAAGAATAATAGAGCTCTGTTCTGGTATGGAGAAGATGATATCTTCCATAGCTCTTAGGGTAGCAATGCTTAATGTTTCGGCACTTCCTCGCCCTGACTTCTTTGTGATAGACGAGGGTTTTGGCGCTCTAGACAGTGCAGGAGTTGAATCTTGCAGCCGATTTCTTTCGTCTTTAAAGAGTTACTTTAAGACTGTGATAGTAATAACTCACGTCGATGGAATAAAAGATTCTGCAGACCATATACTAGAGATAACAAAAAACGAGAAGGATTCAAGGATGGAGTTTTCATGATGGAGTGGAAACAATATACAAGAGGTAGAGTCATTGCAGAACACCCCACTGGATTTTTGATTATTAAGCCTGAAGGTTATGAAGCAATAAATAACGTCTTTTGTCCTGTTTGCGGTTCTGTGATGGGAGGACCTCTTGACGATGAGTCGATGAACAAATTTAATTGTTGTGATTCATGTTCTACTTTTTGGGCTTATCCTAACAAAGAAAGATGGAAGGAAGGTTGGAGACCAACCGCTGAGGAAGTGATCAACAAATACAGCGTAAGTCATATTTAAATCGCAGGAGAGTCGCATATATGCCCAAGACACTTAACATCAACGCCCTCGGACAAGCCATAGACACAACTTGGGGACGTTCATCTACACCACAGTCATCTTCATACTCAGTCAAGGTGACTTTCTTGGGGTCGGACAGGCTCTTGGCTTCATATAAAGTCATCACTAATTTCGTTTCTGAAAAAGAAATGATATTAATGAAGAGGTCTTGCAAGGAAGAATCTCAAAGAGTCGTAAAAGAGTACATGGATCACGTCAAGTCAGTATACAAAGATTTAACAGGTGAATCTCTTTCGATCAAAGAAGTAAAAGAGAGCACGACTGATTCAATCGAGATAATCGGTTTTAATGTTCACAATCCAAAAAGAACTGCGTACTATAGGAGCAAGACAGTTTTCGAGATTGCATGACCGTGGGAATACCATCTAGACAGCTCATTGTTTCTGAAATTCTGAAGTGCGGAAAAGATCCTTCGTACTTTATGAAGAAGTACTGCAAGATTCAGCATCAGCTGAGAGGCTTAATACCCTTTGACACTTATGATTTTCAGGACAATTGTGTAAAAGACTTCCAGAAACACCGATTTAACATTGTTCTTAAGTCTAGACAGCTGGGTCTCTCTACTGTCTCTGCTGCTTATGTAGTTTGGTACGCGATATTTAAGAAAGACAAGAACATCCTCGTCATCGCCACCAAGCTTAATACTGCCATCAACTTCGTCAAGAAGGTTAAGACAATGTTGGACGGATTACCTCCTTGGCTTTTGCTCACAAAGTTTGAACCCACTAAGCAATCTATAAGATTTGACAATGGATCTACAATAACAGCAGTTCCGACTTCTCCTGATGCAGGTCGTTCTGAAGCTTTGGCACTTCTTATTGTTGACGAAGCCGCATTCATTAGAGATTTCGACGACATTTGGACTTCACTCTATCCGACTCTCTCTACCGGTGGTTCTGCAATCATCTTGTCCACACCTAATGGTGTTGGAGGACAATACTACAAGCTGTGGACTGAAGCAGAATCCGGAGCGAATGATTTTAATCCCATAAGGCTTCCGTGGGATGTCCATCCAGAACACAACCAGGAGTGGTTCAACAAGGAGACTAGAAATCTCACTAAGAGACAGATAGCTCAAGAATTTCTATGCGACTTCATATCTTCTGGAGACACATTCCTTCAGCCTACTGAATTTGAAAAATTAAGAGGACTGATCAGACCACCTCTTTTAAAAGAAGGGCCTCAGAACGGAATTTGGGTGTGGAAAAATCCCGAGCATGGTCGAAAATATGTCATTTCTGCAGATGTTTCTCGAGGAGATTCTTCTGACTTTTCTGCTTTTCATGTTATAGACTATGAGAATTGTGTAGTCTGTGCAGAATTCATGGGAAAGATACCACCAGATAGATTTGCA